CAAAACCCAGACCTTTCTTGGGATGACTGGAACAGAATCGGCATGGCCATCTACTGCGCCACCGAAGCAAAGGGATTCACCATCTTCGATCAGTGGTCGCAGTCCTCTGGCAAGTACAACCAAATCGAAACCCGCCAGCGGTGGGATCACTACAGCAAGTCGCCGCCCACAAAGATCGGTGCCGGTACGCTCTATTTCTTGGCCCAGCAAAGCGGCTGGGTACCGCCCCCGCACATTGATCTCAACCCGATGAAGACGCCAAAGGTCGATCTCACCGGGCTGGATAAGATGGTAAAAAAAGTTACCCGAAGCACTCGAGAGAACTTCCCGCAGGAGTGGTTTCAAAGTCCATCGCTGGTCGGGCGCGTTACCCGCTGGATCAACTCCACCGCCCAACAACCGCAGCCGACGTTCGCGCTGATGAACACGCTGTGCATGTTCGGCGCAATCTTCGGGCGGCGGTACGCAATGGCCAGGCTGAATACCCGCTGCAATCTTTTCGTGATCGCCGTCGCAAAGCCCGGCGCAGGAAAGGATCACTCGCGTCAGCGCATCAAGGAACTGATGGCACTGACCGGTCTCGGGCAGCTGATCTGCGGCGACAGGTTCAGCTCGGGTGTGGCGATTCTAAGAACGCTTCACGACTACCCCTCTCGCATCTCACACCTCGATGAGATGGGGCTGTACCTTCAAAGTCTGACGGCACGCAATGCCGCATCCCATCAGCGCGATATCATCAAGACCCTGCTCGAGGTCTACTCCTCCAGCAGCGGCGTGTACCACGGGCAGGAGTACGCAGACTCCAAGGATCGCCAGCGCCTCGACATCAATCAACCAAACTTCAACTTCTTTGGAACCACAACTCCAAGAACACTGATCCCCGCGCTGAACCACGACATGGTGGATAACGGAACGCTCAGCCGAATACTTCTCGTGCCGCCGTTCGATGACTACCCGGATGCGCAGATCCCCGACAACACAGAAGTCCCGCAGGACATCATCGAAGATATCCAACACTCGGCGCAGATCATTCCCTCAGGCATCGGCAACATGACCAATATCCAAGGGATTCCAAACTCCGCAGTCGTACCCATCGTAGTCGAGTGGGAAGATGCAGCCTTTGCGGAGTACAGCAAGATGCGCGAATGGCAAATCAACCAGGCACGCAAGGACGATGCCCTGTGGGTTCGGTACACCGAGATCACCGTGAAGATCGGAATGATCGAAGCAATCGCTCGCGATCCAGTAAGCCCTATCTTGACATTCGATATCCTCAAGATGGCAAACGACCTAACTCGTTGGTCGTTCAACTACACCTCTGACCTTATCGTCAAGGAGATCTCAGAGAACGAGATCGAAGCCTCGCACAAGAAGATCCTAAACATTATCCGCAACTCGGGCGACGATGGCATGAGCACCACCCAGATCGCCAAGGTTTGCCAAGGCATGAAGGCCCGTGATCGAAACGAAATACTTCAAACCCTCGTCGAGTCCGGTGACTTGCTGGAAGAAGTAATCAAAGGATCGATTGGGCGAGACCGCAGGGTCTATCGCGCAAGGGTCAGATAAAAAAGCCCCGGCGCTGGGCCGGGGCAAGTCTCACAAACAGGAGATAACACGAGATAGCACGGGGGGATCTTATCCCCTCGGGTCTTTGTTCGCAAGCCAAGAGACGTACCACAAAGTCTTGCCGGCGTCCTGCTCAATGGCATCCTTGTGCCCGAGCCGCCAGAGATACGCCACTGCCGTCCCCTTCAGAAACCCCCTCCACTCATCGGGTGTCAGCATCGCTTTGATGGCATCGATGCATTCGATGTCACCCTTCTTGTAGTGACTTGGATTTACGGGATCGCTTCTTTCGCTTGGCGTGGCTGAGCTTTGCCATTCGCTGGTAGTGCTCTCGCGGTCTGCGCTTTTTATCTCCGCTAGCAGAGCTTCCACCTCGCTTGCCGATAGCGGCGAGGTACTGTTTGATGGCATCCTCATTAACCTCCATTTTTAAAACTCCCAGTTTCTAATGCATTCTTAACGCTTTCAATCACATTATCCCACGGCGAAACCATACTCGCTCTGGGGAAAACCTGAACGCTTGGGTACCACAGGCTGCGACCATTGCGGGTGTTGCCCCAGTACCACAACTTGTTTGCATCCATCAAAAGAACCGGTACACCCAGAGCACCGGCCAGATGAACGGTGGAACTGCTGATCGATACCACCACATCACATTGCATACAGATCGCAGCAAGCCCCTCAAAATCGCTCCAGAGGTTCACAGAGCTTGTCACGATGTTCGTGCCATGCTTGCGGTTGAAATCGTCAATAGCCCGCTTATCGCTGCCGTATTGCAGGTTTAAGATGTTGTAGTCTCCCTTCAAAATAGGCATCAGCTGCTCAAGATTGACGCTCTTGTGCGGCCCAATCTTGATGGCACTGCTGATCCACGACATCCCCACCGTCAACTTGTTCGGGTCAAGCCCGAGTTCTTGGCGGTACTTCTCAACCAGTTCAGGGTCAGCCGTCAGATACCGCTGGGCTGCGTGAACCTCAATGTCGTCCAGCTCTTGAATAAATGTTCCGCCAATGCTGGCGAACGGAATCTGCGTTTCATGTAACGCAGCCTGGACTTGATCCAAGTTCGACATGAAGTTGATGTCCGGCATCGACCGCTTGAAGATCGGCACCAGCCTGGGATCTACCATCGCCGTCACGTAACCCGCCTTCTTGCGAATGGCCGGGAGCAACGATCCGTAAATGATCTGATCCCCAATGCCCTGCTCACCCCAGACCAGCGCAGAATTCGCATTGCTGCTCGTAGTCCACTGCGGTTTCTGAGTGACCAGCTTACGACTCTTGAACCTCTCGCTCTGCCAGCGTTTTTCATACAACGGCCAGCCCGTCTTGAAGTCGTTCATCTGTAGCGACAGCAGACCCAAGATCCAGTTTGCATTGGCATCGTCCGGTGCAATTTCATTTGCTAAACGAAAGTCCTCCATCGCCTTGTCGTACCGGTGCATCTCCCAGTGCGAAGCGCCACGCTGAATCACTGCGTGCAAATACTTCGGGTTCATCTCGAGCACACGATCAAACTGAACAATCGCTTCGTCGTACTTTTGCTGAGAAGACAGGCTGATCCCAAGATTCACAAGGTCATCAACCTCGGGATTCATCCTCTTCATGGCTGCGCAGTAGTACTTCTCCGCCTCCGGGTAGTTACCCTTTATCTGGAAAAGACGCGCCTTCGCACGGTATGCAATCGGATCTTTCGGAGCGAGAGAGATCGCAAGGTTGCACAGATCCATAGCCTCATCCAGCTTGCCCGCCTGGAACTTGGCTTCAATCTGCTTGATAGTCTTTTGATGCTTTGTCATGTCATCGATGCCACGGCCATCCATTCGCGGCCGTATTCAACGTCGCACCAGTCCTTAAACCAAGGACCGCCCCTCGTGAAGTGAACCGCTATGGGATCCGGTTCGTCAGACGGTTTGTACCAACCCTCAAGATAGTTGTACGTCACCGGAAGGTAACCCATGACATCATCAGTGAGCCATTCAAACCTGTGAAGATAACTCGGTGTCGCAACATTCACAATCTCTGGCGTTAGTTGCTTAACTTGTTCATGCTCACAGTTGATGAACATGAATGAACTCCAGTTCTTGCGAGGGTAAAGATGCTGCGGTCGATGATCCATTTTGACCGTTTCGGTCGGCCGGTAATCGTGCGGTACAACGAAGCACGCTTTTGTCCGGTCGGCGTAGTCAAGCAGTCCCGCGATGTCCCGCCGGAACAGAAAATCGCAGTCGCAAAACAAGGCCCAGCCGGTATACCCCGCGAGGTATGGAGTAAGAAACCGCGTAATGCTGAACTCAGTAGACGCCTTCGCATCGAATCCACGCCAATAGACACCCTGCTTGCGCAGCTCGTACTGCTTTATCGGAACGATTTCTAAAGGAATCGAAGCCGTCGTCTGCAAAGACTTTTCACATACTTGATACGCAGCATCTTCGCGACTGTCGTATCCAACAAATATTTTAAGCATTTAAGAAAGCCTCTTTACGCGCCGGCCCCTTGTAGTGCAGCACCTTCGGTACTTGATTGGGTAATCGCCTGTCGGGCAGGCAGGCGTACTCGCTCTCCTCGATCTCGCCAACCAGCTCCGGCAGTAGCATGTGCGAGTACACCTTCAGCGCCTCTTGATCGCCATACCACTTGCGTAGCGGCTCGTCCATGAACCCCATCAGAATCGCCATGCACTTCCACGCATGATAGTTACTGGTCATCGTCATACACCCAAGGTACGGGTACAGCGTACCAAGCGGAATGCCGTGGTACTTTTTGAATGCACCGTCCCGCTGCTCCCCGTTGAACCCCGCATCGCGATCAAACGAGCGACGACAAAACATAACTTCGCGCTCGCCCAATACCGCAGCCGGTGAGAACGGAAGTACGAACAGCATGTCCGTGTCAATGTACGCGGCCGGCTGCGTGATCCTTGCCTCTGCAAATGCCTTCGTTCGCCAGTACATGATCTGCTCGTAGTTACCCTGCGAGTACTTGTAATCGTCTACGCCAGGTACCTGCGGAGTCGCATCATCGGTGCACATCGTGACCTGCGAATCCGGCATCACTTCCTTCAGTGACTTCACCATCTTCGTCGGGAATGTGATGTCAGCGCCAACGTGAAAGAATACAAAACGATTCACGCCTCTTCCTCCAGCATTTCTTTAATGATAATCACAGATGAAGTCGCCGACTGATCCTTGTACTTGAGCATCGATTCCGCTGCCAGTTGCAGGGTCTGCTTGCGAATCAGAACGGCCAGCTTGCAGATGATCTGCGGGTTTGTCTTCGGTGCTAATGCACCAGACAGATCGTATGCAGCAGCCATCTTTTCAACAAACTCCCAGTTGAAAACATCCAGCTCCCCGGTTGGCCCGATCTTGCACCAAACCTCCTCCGGGTTTTCCACCACTTGAGGCTTCTCCATGTAATCAAACTCGCTCATTTCGTATCCTTCCTTATGACTAGCATCTGGGGGTAGTAACTCAACTCTTTGACCGGACCTCGTGCATCAACTACGCGCATCAAAGTATCCATCAAATCCAAGATACTGCGCCGGTCGTTCACCGCGTTCGGATCAAAGTGGCTGCGGAACTGCTCAGTGTACGCCTTATTATAGGTACACCGCAGATCCTCAATTACGTAGTACCCGCCGGGTCTCACCCAATCCCAGCAGTTCTCAAACATCGCAACGATCTGCTCCGAAATGTGCGAAGCGTCGTCAATGAAAATGTCAAAGCAAAAGTCCGGCGCTTCCATCTTCGCTGGGTCGTCAATCACAATGTTCACGTTATGCAAGTTCTCGCATAACCCCGCGCACTCCGGGCGGATGTCGTAGCCGTAGATCGTAGAGCCTGGAAGGTAATTCGCGAATGCCCGCAGGCTCGCGCCGCATGCAATCCCCGCTTCAGCAATCATAAAGTCGCAGTCCGCTCGAGGAAAATCCTCTGCGAGAATCAGCCGGTCGATGAGGCGCTCGTACACATCAGTGTATCGGTGCTTGATCGTGCCCTTGTCGCTGCCGTATAGATCGCACAGCCCGGTCAGCGTCATCTCCCGTAGGTTCACCTCGCCCGTGTTCGGCAAGTACTCTTCCGGCTTGACGGTATCCAGATACCGACGAACGCCGCCCCTCGACATTGGATCAATCATGCTTCCTCCTGCGGATAGCGTCGGCAACTCTCTTTGCCGTCAGACTTATGTTCCATGCTGCGTTAGACTTTGAGTTGTGTTCCCCCGCCGTCATCGCGTCATTCGCTTCATCGTCCGCAATCTTCGCACACGCCTCGCGCTCGGCTGCGGTAACGAGTTCTGCAAACTTTTCTAACTGTTCTTCAGTGACAGTCCATACCTGCGTGTTGCTTGCAGTAATAACTACGTTCAAAAGCATTTTCATGTGATCGCGGGTCATGACTTTTTGACCCCCTGTGCGAGAGCGAAAAACTTCTCCAATTTCTGCACTGTGATATGCGTGCTGCTCGTTCCGAATACGATCCCGGCTTTCTCGGCAAGTTTGATCACGTTATATAACTCGCCGCCTTCCA